CGAGGAAAGAGTACCCTTTATGCAGGTTAGACTATGTTGGTGGACCACAACGCCCGTAAGGCGTTGTAGCTGGGCGAATCTTTAGCACTCCAGACTTGCCCATACAAGAGATCCCACCAGTCCTGATCAACCTGGAACGCACTTGAATCTGCGGTTTGAATAACCTTACGTACTTCATCAGGGGTTATGGCCCCGATTACTTTCAGGAGCAGATAATAGTCAGGGGAACCCGTCGTATTATCAAGTCGCTGCATGACCGCCGCCAGCTCAGTGAGCATGTCAGGGTTAAGCGTCTCAGGCATCAGGATATTCATCAGTGACAGAGTAGAAGGATAAGCACCGTAGGCATCACCCTGCGGGTAGTAAACCTTCCTACAAAAACGGACTGATTGACACGTTTTGCGCGCTTTCTCATCATCGTGCACCAGAAGACCCGTTGGGGTCGTATACTCGACGTAAGTCTGATGGACTTTTTCAGCGAGGGACGGCGAACCCTTGAAGGTGAGGGTTACATCGTCACCCAATGCAAGAAGAGCTGCCTCCTGCAAATTGCAGCTCAATGTTACTGCAAGGGAGAGAATGACTGAGTACAGCGTTTCAAAGTCATTCGTATAGGGAAGTCCCGAGAGGAGGTTGTGTAAACCTGTCCACATTTCCTCACCCCAGAAAAGAGGGGCATTGAAAGACTCCTCTATGTACGCAGCTACCCTGAGATAAGCGTCTCCGAGTAAAACCTCGTAGATTGGAAGTATGAGTTCTCGTACCACATGCCACGAGAAACACATATCCATGTTGATATAGTCTTCTTCTACCGACCAATGGTGACGTCTCAACGCGCTAGCTATCGTAGGTACGATAACAAGGTCAGGCCGAAGCCAGGCTCCGAAGTACTCCGGAAACTGCTCTTTGAGCCAATTACGCGCCGAAGTGAGTTGACACTCGACGTACCGAAAATCGGGGTTGGCCAACATGAAGATGGAGCGCGGCTTGCCGCGCATAAACCTCTCTCCGGGAACCGCAGGGAGAGCATGGCGCCAGCCAGGTTTCATTCCGAGCGATTCCGCATTGAAGTCTCCTCGATGGCCCATAAAAGGGAGTCCCGAGCAGGTACGCTTGGCGGAGTGGATCCAGGCGATTTGCAACGGGCGTTCACGGAGACGCCTCCGTATCCGCCTTAACAGAAAATCGCGGGCCATATACAGTTGGGGAACGATATAGGGGGAAGTGCGTTCTACGTTAGTCCAGTAAGGAAGCACAATCTCTTTGAGCTTGCGGAGCGGGAAAGTTCCGCCTTGTCTCCCTAACTTCGACTCATGGTCGATCAACAAACTAGCGTATTCCTGATGTTCTGGTTTCAGGGTACGCAGGGTTGTAACGTGAAAGCGCTGCAAAAACTCACAGGGCTTTGTTCCGTCAGGTAACTTATACCACTGCGGTAGCTTCTCGAAACGTTGATTCTTGAAGCGTTTCAAATGTAGCCTTCCCTTACCGGTAGGGTCCAACTCCTCTAACTCCTCAGGTGTGAGCCATTGAATCTCCATGTCTACGCACCTCTCAGAGCAGGCCGAGCTCAGAAAGAGCCGCGGACAAATCAGTAAGAGCTTCGTCACTGAGCGGAGTGAGGTTCTTCTGTTTAGTACCGTCAGCTTTGAGGAGACGGTTCGCTTTATTCCAATCAGTGATAAGATTACTGAGCTCCGAGGAGAGGGTGCGCCAAAGCGTGAAAATCTCCTGAATGGAGGTCACGCGTGCTCTACTGGTCGTGGCTAACTGTGACAGAGCATGTACATGCTCGTGCGGATATACAATTCCGGAATTCGCCCCGACGCGCAACGCAGTCAGGATTCCCGACGCCATCCAGTCGCTGAGTACCAGGGCCGCAGCATAGTTCCAGATGAGCGCGTATACCTTCATAATTTCCTTCTTAGCGGAGCTCTGCACCGGATCCCTCAGTTCCTGAGAAAGGAGCTCGAGTGAGACAGTGATAGGATCCGTGTAAGTGCCAGAAGAGGAAGAGGTAAAGTCGATGAATTCGCATTCCTCGATCTTTGCCATTCCTGTTGTGCGCGAGAAAAGGCGAACAAAGTTAGCGTAACCGGATGCGAAACCAGCTTTCTTAAGCTGCGACAACGCATCGCGAGGGACCGCCTGAATTGCGACGTCAGGCGAGAATTTGAGGCCCTTGAAATGCTTAGCTGCGGTGATGAACGTATCCAAAGACGGAACGTCCTGCTCACTCACGCCCAGCTGGATGCACCTCAGAGTATAGGTGACACCCATGTCCGTAGTTTTGATAGATGCAACGAAAGGAACTTGACCGGGACGAAGACTAAGTTTCAGAGTAGGCACGAGAGTATCCCTGACCTGTTTTACGCACAGAGTGCCACCAATGGTGCACGAAGCAGAGTATACCAGATTTGTGATGTTTGCATTCTTAGAAGCCAGATTTGCCATGATTAAATCCTCCAAAATTTAAATGACTTGTTCGTCGAAAGAAGCATCTCAACCACCTTATTAGAAAGTGAGATCGATTTCGG